TGTCAATAGAATTCTATCAGACAGGTGCTCCTCATCCAGACACAATTAAAACTGAAATTTATGAGGACAATTAATGGCTAAAGCAACAGGTGGTCTTAGTGGTGGAGACTTTATACAATCACCTCCGAAGAAGACTCGACAAGGAAGAGGCAAGCATTCAAAATATACGGCAACCTCTCGTAACTCGGCTCGTAAGAGATATAGAGGACAAGGAAGATAAATACCTGGAACTGAGTATAAATAAATAAAAACTCGTCCAATGGCAATAACAAGGATATCAAGATCATTTAAAGACATTAGTTTATCTTTTGATCCTCATCCTGTATCGAATGATTTAAAAGTTCTAAAGAATGCGGATGCTATTCGTAGATCTGTAAGAAATATTGTTCAAACTATACCAACCGAAAAATTCTTTAATCCATACTTTGGATCTGATGTTTATAAAAGTCTATTTGAATTTGTTGATTTTGGTACAGCTTCAACAATACAATCACAAATAGAGATTGCATTAGATAATTATGAATCTAGAATTCAGAATGTACAAGTTATAGTTGATCCAAGACCAGACAATAACGAATTTGAAGTAACAATCATATTTGATATTGTTGGACAAGAGTTTCCTACTCAAGAATATTCTTTCCTCTTAGAGGCAACCAGATAACATGCCTTTTACTAAATTTCAAAATCTTGACTTTGATCAGATAAAGACCTCCATCAAAGACTATCTACGTGCAAACTCAGATTTCACGGGATTTGACTTTGAGGGGTCTAATTTTTCTGTATTAATTGACACTTTAGCATATAACACATATATTACTGCATTCAATTCAAATATGATTGTAAATGAGTCTTTTCTAGATTCTGCAACATTAAGAGAGAATGTAGTATCACTTGCAAGAAATATAGGGTACGTACCACGCTCTAAAACGGCAGCAACGGCACAAATATCCTTTACGGCACCAATTACAACAGAGACTAAAATAGCGACTCTAAAGGCAGGACTTGTATGTGTAGGCGATACTCCTGATAGTTCTTATCTATTTTCAATATCAGAAGATATATCAGCTCCTGCAGTATACAAATCTACTCAAAATGGAGACGAAGTATGGGAAGCAAAATTTAATAATATTGAAGTAAAGGAAGGTGCTTTTCTACAAAAAACATTTGTAGTTGATTCATCGTTAGATCAAAGGTTTATTTTAGATAGTTTTGGTATTGATTCATCTACAATTAAGGTATATGTTAATGGGCCAAATGATATTTCACCAGAAGGAGCACTTGGTGAAGAGTATTCATTAGTAGAAAATATATTAAATATAGATGCATCATCAGAAATTTATCTTTTACAAGAGATCCAAGATGAAAAATATGAATTGTTATTTGGTGACGGTAGAATTGGTAAGAAATTAGATAATAATAGTGTAATTACCGTAAATTACATTATTACAGGTGGTAAAGATGGTAATGGTCTTGGTAAAGGAAACTCATTTTCATATTCAGGAAGAATAGTTGGTGATAGTGATAATACTAATATTGTAGTAAAAAGTTTGAGGAATTTACCATTAGTGATTACAAATTTAGCATCACAGAATGGTTCAAACATAGAATCTATAGATTCTATTAAATATTATGCTCCTAGAATATATTCTTCACAATATAGGGCAGTAACACCACGAGATTATGAAGCAATAATTAAAAAAATCTATCCAGATACTGAATCTGTAGCTGTTGTAGGTGGAGAAGAGATGGTACCACCAGAATTTGGTAACGTAATTATTAGTATTAAACCAAAAAATGGTTATTTTGTCTCTGGATTTAACAAATCTAGAATATTATCGCAGTTAAAACAATATACTGTATCAGGAATTAACCAAAAAATTGAAGATTTGAAGATTTTATACGTTGAAATTGACAGTTCTGTGTATTTTAATGATGCAAGAATTACAAATGCTGAATCTTTGAAAACTTTAGTGAATAAATCATTAAATGCATATGGAAATTCTCTAGAAGTTAACAAATTTGGTGGTAGATTCAAATATAGTAAGGTTCAGAGTGTAATTGACAATACACATGATGCAATTACATCAAATATTACTAGAGTTATTATTAGAAGAAACCTAAAATGTGCCTTAAATCAGTTTGCACAGTATGAATTGTGTTATGGAAACAGATTTCATGCAAATGCCAAAGGATTTAACATAAAATCTACTGGTTTTTATGTTTCTGGTAATATGAAACCAGTATATATTACAGATACACCAAATCCCAACTTAGAATCGGGGATTATTTCGTTTGTGGAAATTAAAGATGATGGATCTTACAACGTTGTTAGTAAATCTGCGGGAACTGTTGATTATTTAAAGGGGGAAATTCTTATTTCTACCACAAATATAACAAGTACAGTAGATGGAGATGATCATGTTCAAATTCAAGCAATTCCAGAATCAAATGATGTAATTGGATTAAGAGAACTTTATCTTGATTTTAGTGTTTCAAAAAGTAAAATAAATATTGTTAGGGATGTGATTAGTTCTGGTGATGAAATAACTGGAACAACCTTTATTAAAGATTTCTATACATCAAGTTATCTAAACGGACAATTAATAAGAGAATAATAATATGATACAGACTGGTTTTGAATCAAGAGTAAAGATTCAGCAAATTCTTAGTAATCAATTTCCTGATTACATAAAAGCTGAAAGTCCTAAAGCTATAGATTTTTTAAAGCAATATTATATTTCTCAAGAATATCAAGGTGGTAATGCAGATATTATCAACAATCTTGACCAATATTTAAAGGTTGATAATTTAACTCCTGAAGTTGTTGTTGGTTTTACCACACTTTCTGCTGGTATTGGTAGCACTGATAGTACAATTCAGGTTTCTAGTACGAAAGGATTTCCAAAAAATTATGGTTTATTGAAAATTAATGATGAAATCATCACATATACTGGAATTAGTGATGATGCTACTAGTTTTACTGGATGTATTCGTGGTTTTAGTGGTATTACTTCTTATCATGCTGAATTAAAACCTCAAGAATTAGTATTTTCTTCATCAGAATCATCTTCTCATCTATCAAATTCAAATATTGAAAACCTAAGTTCTTTATTTCTCAAAGAATTCTATAAAAAACAAAAATATACATTTACTCCAGGATTAGAGGATGTTGATTTTTCTCCAGAAGTTAATGCAGGTAACTTTATAAAGGAAGCAAAAAGTTTATATGAATCAAAAGGAACGGATGAATCTTTTAAATTGTTATTTAATGCATTATATGCAGAAACACCTAAAATTATAAACCTTGAAGAATATTTAATTAAACCTTCATCAGCTAATTACGTTAGAAGACAAGTATTAATTGCAGAGCCTATTTCTGGAGATCCTACAAAATTAATTGGACAAACTTTATATAAATTAAATGATTTAGACACTAATGCTTCAATATCAGAGGTAGAGCCATTTACCAGGGTAAGTATAGCGGCAACACAACCTAAATTATACTATAAAATATCACTTTTCCTTGGGTATGATGATTCTACACCAACAATACAAGGAAATTTCACAATTACTCCAACATCAAAGGCAATTCAAACTGTTGGTATAGGTAATAGTATTATAACTGTTGATTCTACAGTAGGATTTGGAACTACTGGAACACTTTCTGTAGGCATTAACACTAATATCAACTATACACATAAAAGTGTCAATCAATTTTATGGTTGTAGTGGAATTGATGATGCAGAAATATCACCAGAAGATGTTGTAAGAAATCAAGATATTTATTTTGGATATGAAGATGGTGACTTTAGTAAGGATCCAGTTCAATTAAGAATTAATGGTGTAGTATCTAAATTTGAGCAAATATCAAAAAGTATTGATGTTGATGAAGGACAAATAATTGCCGTTAAAAATGTAGGAGATTTAATCGAAAATCCACCAGAAGATAGAACATATAAAGAAATTTTTGGAAATTCTTGGATATACAATACAAGTGTAAGATTTCAAATACAGGATAATACTACACAAGATGGATTTGATGCAAATAATGTTATTTTATATCAAAATATTGATAGATCAAGTTTAAAATTAGGTGATGGGGTAGGAATATATCGAAGATCTTCTAATACAGATATTTCTGATGGAAAGGTAAAAGTAACTTCTTTAAACCAAGATCCTGCTAAATGGTGGAGAACAAAAACAAAAGAACTTAAAGTAGGTGTAACTGATCCACTAGACTTCACTGGTGAATTTGATATTAGAAGAAAATTGAGTTTACCTGTTAGTATAGGAGCATCTCTAGCAGACTCTAATTTTATTTCTGATGTACAAAATGTTTATATTGATAATACAAATAAGGAATTTTATGTAGCTTCAAATTCTTTACCATCAGGAAGTAAAGAGATTGGTAATAGATTTGCATATGATATTTTTACTAATGTATTATCAGATTCTAGTAGTAATTTGGTAGATGTAATAACATCAGTCGCAGGAATTAATACAGACTATAAGTATGGTGCTGTACAATTTACAAATAATGTACCTTTTATTGATGGTGATCAGGTCAATTATAATGTTTATGGTAATCTACCTTATCTTGGATTAGAAGATGGAGGAATTTATTATGTTGGTATAGCTAGTGGATTTTCTAATAATACAATAAGAATTTATAATTCTAGATCATTAATCGATACTGAAAATTATATTAAATTGGAAACTCAATCAGGTAATCCATTTGAAACTGGACATACTTTTACATTGGGATCTCAAAAAAGTAGAGTAATTTCGGCAAAGAATACATTTAGAAGATTTCCATTTATTCCATCTAATAATAGAGGAGAACAAACTAAAACTAAAGAGGGTTCTACAGGAATATTAATTAATGGTGTAGAAATAATTAATTATAAATCAAATGATAAAATTTATTATGGACCTTTAGAATCTATAGACGTTTTAAATTCTGGAGAAGATTATGATGTAATTAATGTACCATATATTTCAGTTAATGTTGGAATTGGTACAACAGCATTAATTCAACCAGTAGTTAAAGGTTCAATTACTAAAGTAACTGTAGATGCTCAAGGATTTGATATTAATAATATTGTGTCTGTTTCTGCTATTGGTGGTGGTAAAGGAGGTGCAGTTTTAGAACCTATAATTGCTTCAAAATCTAGAAATGTTTTATTTAATGGTGCATTAGATATTTCTAGTGGTGGTGGTATCAATACTAGTTTAAATACTATCCATTTTATAACTGATCATGGTTTTAGAAATGAACAAGAAATAATTTATAAATCCAATAATCAAGATGGAATTGGTGTTGGTATAGGAACTTCAACTTTAGTTAATAATTCAACATATTTTCCTCATGTTCTTAATAATACTACAATTCAACTTTATGGTTCGGTTGAAAATGCATTATCAGGAATTAATACGATTAACTTTAATGGAACTAATTGTTCTGGTGTACATGAGTTTGTAACTCTTCCTACATCAAAATCTCTTACAGCAATTTCTGTAGTGGATGGTGGAACATTTACAAATAGAAAATTAATAGTTAATTATTCTGGAATTTCTACTCAATATAGTACTGTTAATTTCAAAAATCATGGATTTGATGAGGGAGATACTGTAGTATACACTAACACTGCTGGTGCAGGTGTTACAGTTGGGGATATTATTCCTGTTTCTGGATTGAATACTACAAATCAGTATAAAGTTGTTAAAATTGATAATGATTCTTTCTATCTTACTGATGTTGGAATTGGTGGAACTAATATTGAGAATTATCAAATAAAAAATTATGTTTCTCTCAATAGTACAGGGGCTGGATATCATAATTTTGCATATCCTGATATTTCAGTTTCTGTAAAATATTCCCCTGTTGGATTTGGAACTACGACACAAGAAACAGAAGAAATTACACTAACCCCAACAATTAGGGGAAATATTGTAGATGCATATCTATATGAAAGTGGAATTGGATATGGTAGCACAATACTTAATTTCCATAAAAAACCACTTATATCAATAAAAAATGGTAAAGATGCTGGAATAGAACCAATTATTATAAACGGTAGAATTACAGGAGTTAATTTACAGTTTGGTGGAAGTGAGTATTATTCAACCCCCAGTATAGAAATAACAGATTCTTCAGGTAAAGGTAGTGGTGCAGAATTAAGGCCGATAATTGTAAATCAAAAAATAGCGAGTGTTGAGGTTATTAATACGGGTATAGGATATTCTGCTACAGATACATCAATAAACGTTGTTTCAGCAGGAAAGAATGCCCTTATAGGATCTAATGTGAGATCTCTAACAGTCAATATAAGAGAAAAATATGGTAGTGATGAAATATTAATCGATAATGGTAATACTTTAAATTATAGTGTCTGTGGATATGCAAATACTATAAGACATGCGTTTGGTGAAAATGTTTCATCTGGAAGTACTCAGGCTTCTAAAATTATTGGATGGGCTTATGATGGAAATCCCATATACGGTCCTTATGCTTATTCCAATCCTTCTATAGAAGATAATGCTCGTTCCATGGTTTCTGGGTATACATTATCATCTAATGTTGTAGATAGACCATCAGGATTTGATTTGGGTTATTTTGTAGATGATTATGAGTTTACTAATTCTGGAGATTTGGATAGGAATAATGGTAGATTTGGTAAAACACCAGAATTTCCTAATGGAGTGTATGCTTATTATGCAACGATTGATACTACTGGAATAAGTACTCAACCAGTATTTCCATATTTTATTGGTGATAGTTATAGAGCTTCAGAATTAAATCAAGAAATATCACAAGATTTTGATTTTAAAAATTCAGATTTAATGAGAAATACTTTCCCATATAGAGTTTCTGAAAAATATGCTGATAATGATTTTATAATAGAACCTAATGAGATTGAAAATCAAAAAATTGAAGTAGAAAGTGTTACTTCAGGATCAATTACCAAATTAAATGTTATTGATTCTGGCGAAGATTATAAAATAAATGATATTTTAAACTTTAATAATGAAAATACCGATGGTAGTGGATTATCAGGTAAAGTTGTTTCTATAAAGGGCAAAACTATCGATAAAGTGAGTACTGCATCATCAATTTATCAAAATGCAATATTTACTTGGGATGGTAATAAAGGAACAAAAGTAACTGTATTACCAAATCACAATTGGAAGACTGGTGATAATATTATTGTTTCAGGATTATCCACAACATTATCAGATCTAAATGGGCCCTATAAGATAGGAGTTACTTCCATTACTTCCACATTAATACGACCAATGACTCCAGCAAGTGTTGGTGTAGTGACTGAAATTTATATTTCAAATATTCCAAATAATATTTCTATTGGTAGTTCTGTAAAAGTAGAATCTGAATTAGTTAAACTATTAAATGTATATGAAGATGAGAAAATTTTAAGAGTTATGAGAAATACCTCAGGTGTAGCACATACATCTACCACTCTTCTAACATTTACACCAGATTCATTTAATATTAATAAAGTAACAGAACAATATGATTCTGAATTAAATCAAAAATTTTATTTTAATCCATTTTTAAGTGTTGGATTTGGAACTGAAAGTGGTGTTACTTCTACGACTACTTATACTTTTGGGGATACTGAAATTACTCAAAAAATTCCATCAAAATCAATTTGGGCTCCAAGACATAAATTTAAAGAAAATGACGAAGTAACATTTAGTAAATCACCTGATGGTGGATCAGATATTACTATATCTGATGGATCATTTACGACTCAATATAATCTTCCATCTACTGTCTATATTTCCAATCTAACACCAAATACAATTGGTATAAAAACTGGTATAGGTACAACTTCTGGGGAATTTACTGATGTATTTTTCCGTGGTGGTGGAAGTAATAAGTATGATTATCTTTTAGAATCTAATCCAACAAAGGAAACAGGAAGAGTTCAGAAATTGGATGCTACTGTTTCAGTATCAACGTATCACAATTTACAGATTAATGATATTATAACTTTAGATATTAAACCAAAACTCTCTGTTGGAGTGGGTACTGGGACTACCGTAGCAGTTACAAGAAATACAAATGATGGGTTTATTTTAGTTGATAGATTTGTATTTGGAGAGAATAATGTTTCTTCGTCTACTTCTACAATTACTATTACTGGACATAAGTTTATAACTGGAGATAAGATTTATTTTGAAAAAAGTACCTCTTCTCCAATAGCTGAAGGTTCATATTATGTTTATGTTATTGATGATGATAATTTCAATTTATGCAAAACTTATAGTAATGCTACACAAAATCCACCGATTATTGTAACTTGGAGTGGAAGTCCAGCAATAGTATATGCTATGGCTAAAGTTAATCCACAAATTGAAGTAGTTAAAAATAATAGTTTAGTATTTAATTTGGATGATAGTTCATTATTAAATTATAAATTAAAGTTTTATTATGATGACGAATTTAAAAATGAATTTGTTTCTACTGCAACTACTACGTTCAATATTCTTAATGAAGGAACTATAGGTGATGGAAGTACTGGAAAATCAACAATTTCTTTTAATGATCAATCTCCTAATGTTTTATATTATTCTCTGGAACGAAGTGGGTTTATCAGTACTTCTGATACAACCGTAGTTAATGGATCACAAATTAAATTTATTGATAGTAAATATAATGAAGATTATAATGTTACAGGAATTGCTGATACATCATTTAATATATCTCTAAAACAAAATCCAGAGAAATTAACATATTTACCAACTGAGTGTGATTCTATTACATATAAAACATCTTCACTTTATGCAAAAGGTGGTATTTCTAATGTTCAAATTGTTTCTGGTGGTAGTGGATATAAAAAATTACCTACTTTTGTAGGTTCATCTTCTACTGAAGGTAATGGTGGATATGTTGTATCTGAGTCTGATGAAGTTGGTGATATTAATAAGATTAGAGTTATTAATGAAGGATTTGAATTTTCTGTTGATAATACATTAGAACCAACTGCTTATATTTCACCCTCTATTGTTATTAAAGATAGTAATAAACTTGGTGTTGTTACTGTAACCGATGGTGGGTCTGGCTATATAAAACAACCTAATGCTGTTATTGTTAACTCAACTACAGGAAATAAAATTAATAGTGGATTTATTGAAGTTTCCATGGTTGGAAATGCAATTGCTAATATTAATGTAGTAAGACAACCAAGTGGTCTTCCAGATATTCCAGCAAAAATATTTACTACAAATAATAGTAATGGGGTTGGTATCAAAACCATAATGAGTAATAATAGTGGAATATTTACTTGTTATATTAATACACCAAGTATTGGTTTTAACGTATTACCATTTACAGTAAATGATGATGTTTATGTTGAAGGAATTGTAAGTATAGGTAATTCTGGTTCAGGTTTTAATAGTGAAGATAATGGATTTAACTTTGCTAAAGTTAAAGAATATGATACTTCAGGATTAGATCATAAAGTTGTTGTTGATTATACTGGAATTTCTACTAATGTTGGTTTAGCAGTTACTGATCAAGCTTCTTTAGCATCTCTTATTAATAAAAATAAGTATCCTCAGTTTTCAATTACACAAGTATCAGATAGTTTTATTATTGGTGAAAAAATAATTAGAGATTCGATAACATTAGATTTAATTATTACAAAATCTGATAGTGATTTTATCAAAATATTAGGAACAGATACTTTGTTTGTAGGAGATATTATTACTGGAAGAGAATCTGGAACAAAAGCTACAATTGCTAGTATTTCTGACAATTATGGAAAATATGAGATTCAATACTCTGTCCAAAAGAATATTGGGTGGTATGATAATGTTGGAAAACTTAGTGAAGATGATCAAGTAACTCCTAATAATGATTATTATCAAAATCTTTCATATTCTATTCAAAGTTCTAAACAATTTCAAGAATTAAGAAATCCAGTAATTTCTCTACTTCATACTAGTGGATTAAAGAATTTTGCAGATACTGTAATTAGTTCATCTTCTATTATAGAAACTAATAGTTCTGATAGTTCAATTAGTATTAGAGATGTCATTACAGATAATAGAGTTGATACAGTTTATAATTATGATTTTGGTTTTGATTTATTAGAGAGTGCTGGTGCATCATCTAAATTTATAAGACTTAAAACTAAAAAATTGAGTGATTATATTGTATGTGAAAGTAATCAGGTTTTAGTAGTTGATGATATAAGTAATCAATTTTCTAACTTAGAAGGAGAACCTAGTGACTTTCTTAATATTCTTAAAGTAGATTCAAACAATACATATGAAAATATTTTCATTAAAGTTTCAAATTTAACAAAAACTGATACTCAGGTATCGGAACTAACTTTATTGAATAATGGAACTAATATTAGTTTATTAGAAAATAAGTTTTTACCAGATGATCAAAATATTGGTACTTTTAGCTTAATAAAAGATCAGTTGGGAGATTCTTATATTAGATTTATTCCTTTACCAAATGCATTTGATTATGATTATGATCTTAAAAGTATTAATACAAAATATCTTTCTGATGTGGTAGGAGTTGGTACTGAATCTATCGGTTTTGTTGATATGACTGGTTATATTGGAGTTGCACCAGGAATTACAAATACTGGATTAACAACAACAACTATTCATAGTGTAGACAAAACTCAATATAATTCATTCCATGTAAAGAATCAAATAACTAATTTGACAACTAATGATATGGAATATGTTGAATTATATGTTACACATGATGGAAGTGAAACTTATATTTCAGAATATTTTGCCGATAATACAGGTTTTAGCAATGAAGCATCTATTGGTTCATTTAAGGGTAATATTGATGGATCAATATTATCTCTAAATTTTGAAAATAGTTTATCAAATGATATTATGATTAAGTCTGATATCGTGGGATTTGGATTAACATCTGTTGGTATTGGTACATATAGATTTGGTATTACAAATCAACCAGACGGTGCAGAAAGGTCAGCACTTTATCAATCCACATATTCAAATCAAACAGCTTCAGAAATTAATGTATCTGGTCTTTCTTCATCTTTATTTGATGCATCCAGATCTGTAGTGCAAGTTAGTGCTGGATCCACAAGAGCACTTCATCAAGTTATTATGAATCATAATACTACAGATATTTACATTCAACAAGCTCCATTTATATCTGCAGGTTCTACTAGTGAATATGATTCCAGACTTGGAATAGGAACATTTGGTGGAGTTTTTGATAATGATGATTTTAAATTAAAATTCTATCCAAATAGTGAGTTTACTTCTTCTGCTGTAGAAGTTGCTGCATTTACTCTAGGTGTTTATAGTGATTTTGATGTTGTTAATAGTGATGATATACAAGATTTAAATATTGGAACTTTAAATCAATCTGTAAATTTATTTCAATATAATGCTCTTAATGGTGATAGAATTAATAGAACTTCATTTAAATTAACTTCTGAAAAAACACCTATTTTTGGAAAAGTTTTTGATCCTACTAATACTAATATACTTAATTTAAATACAGGTAAATTTAATATAAAAGATCATTTCTTTAGAACTGGTGAGGAATTGGTATATAATCCATATTCAACATTTGTTGGGGTTGGATCTACACCTATGCAATATCAAAGTGCTCAAGGAATTGACACATTACCTGCATCTGTTTTTGCTATTAGAGAAGATGCAGATAATTTCTATATTGCAACAACTAGAGCTTTAGCTAATGCTGGAACTGGAGTTACCTTTGTTGGTGTTGGTACAGGAAATGCCCATAAATTATCCATGGATAAAGCAAATACAAAGGCAATTATTGGTATTAATAATATAATTCAATCCCCATTATCTTTCTCACCAGTTAATCATAGTTTGCAGAATAATATTGAATCTGTTATTGGTAGTACTGGTATTGGTACAACATCTACTGTCTTTTCATTAAGTGGAATATCTTCCTTTAGATCGGAAGATATAATTAAAGTTGATGATGAATATATGAAAATTTTGAATGTTGGTATGGGAGATGATGTATTTGGTCCAATTACAGGTATTGGTACAACAAGTTTAGTTGAAGTTGAGAGAGGATTTGTTGGTACTGCAGCAACTGCACATACAAATACTACAATTGCTAGACTTTATAAAGGTTCATATCATTTTATTGAGGATGAAATACATTTTGTTGAATCCCCCAGAGGAAACCCACAAGCAACTAAAACTATAAATGATTTGGAGTTTCCAACTTCAAAGTTTACTGGAAGAGCATTTTTAAGAAATAATTATGATACTAACCAAATTTATGATGATATTTCTCAAGAATTTACTGGTATTCAAACTTCATTTACCTTAAGAGTTGGTGGAGCTAATACTGTTGGATTGGGAACTACTGGTGGTAATGGTCTTTTACTAATAAACAACATTTATCAAACTCCAACAGCTGACAATAATCCTTCAAATAATTTTGCCATAATAGAGCAAACTTCACCTTCTGGAATAACAAGTGTTCAATTTACTGGAATTAAAACCACTACAGATTCAACTATTGTTATTAGTGAGTCAGATATCAATCAAAATCAAATACCTAGAGGTGGAGTTATAATTTCTCTTGGATCTACACCTGGTATGGGATATGCACCACCTGTAGGGGCGATAGCATACCCCTTAACTGGAATTGGGGGTACTCTGTCATCAATAGTTTCTGTTGCCTCTACAGGAGTTAGTAATTCAATAACTACAGCAAGTTATGATAATGTTACAGGTTTATTGAATATTACAACACAAAATCCTCATAATTTTGAATTGGGTATTGTAAAGCAAGTTAAATTATCTAGATTGGAATTTGCATGTGCTAATGAACATGCTGGAGTAACAACTTCATTCTTCCCAGAAGCAGCGATAGGTTCGGGTAGTACAGATCTTTCTTACCCTGTTTTAAGTGTTATTAAAGGTGATTATAAACATTCATTTATAAGTGCAGATAATGATGCTGTAAATGTGACTAGTGGTTCTGAAAATGGAAACCAAAAAACTCCTAATGAAGCTACATATAATCCTACTAGTGGATTATTGGAGTTAAGTTTCTCTAATGTTCATGGAATGTCAACAGGTGATACAATTACATTAGATAATAATTCTTTAACATTTACTTGTGATAGAGATAATTACACAACTCAACATGAATATCCACGATCATCTGATCCTATTTCTGGAGTTACCACAGCAATAGTTGTTACTTCTACAAAATCGTTTAGTATTAATGTAGGAGCATCACCAACATATAGATTTACAACTAATGTTGGTATATGCACTATTCCACATAATTATGTTGGTGGTGGTGATGTGGTACCATACTATAGTGATGCTTTCTATGGGTCTGGTTATACAGGAAGTACAGTTTCTATTGGTGTTACTGATACTCCATTTGATCATAAATTCGTGAGTTCATCCAACAATTCCATCCATAAAACAAATTGGAGTGGTACTACACTTACACCAGAATCTGCAACATATAGTCCTATTAGTGGAGATCTTACGTTAGTTGCATCATCTCATGGATTAACTGATTCTGATGTAGTTGGAATTGTTACCAATTCATTAATGTTTACATGTTCTAAAGATGATTATAATTCAGAACATCCATATCCAAGAGAGAGTGATCCTGTTTCTGGAATACTTACTGCGGTTACATCATACACATCTAATACGTTTACAGTAAATGTTGGATCTAGTGTTGGATCTGGAGGAGCAGTGTCAGCCACAGTAGGTGCTGGTGGCACTTTAACATTCTCAATTACAGGTATAGGCACAAATTATAATAATCCAGAATTAGTTGTACCTGTGCCTTCTTACGCTGGTCTTGGAATAACTGGAATTTCTAGGTTAGATCAAGGTACAACTACAGATTGTGGGGTTGGTTTATTACTTAATGTGGAAGTTGGAGCATGTTCAACAGTTGGTGTGGGTTCTACTTTATTTGGAATTAATAAATGGGAAATTCAAAGAAATGGATATTCCTTTAGAAAAGGTGATGTATTTAAGATAGTTGGATTGGTAACTGATAGAAGTCTAACTAATCCACTTCATGAAGGTGAATTTACTGTAGTAGATACATTTACTGATAATTTCACTGCATGGCAATTTGGAGAATTTGACTATATTGATAGTATTAAAAACTTACAAGATGGTTCTAGAACAAGATTTGAATTGAAATATGATAATGAACTCTTAAGTTTTGATAATATTGGTGTGGGAGCAACTACTAATTATAATGTAAGTCTTAGTAATGCATTAGTAATCTTCATAAATGGTGTTCTTCAAGAAGCAGGAACAGCATATGAATTTGAAGGAGGAACTAGTTTTGCATTCTTAGAACCACCTCACCCAGAAGATAATGTTGCAATATTCTTTTATAGAGGATCTCCTGGTGAGGATACTACATTAGTAACTGATGTAATACCTTCTATTGAAGAGGGAGATTTACTTCAATTAGAGGGAACAAAGACTATTGAGACACAAGATAATAGAACGATTTATGATCTTAAATCTTCTGATATTGTAGAAACTAATTTGTATACTGATGTTGGAATAAGTACTCAAGGTGTTGAAAGACCTTTGAATTGGAGTAAGCAAAGATCTGATAAGATTATTGATGGTAAAATAATTACCAAGACAAGAGGATCAAGTGAACCTTTAATATTCCCTACTGCAAAAATTATTTCAAATTTATCATCTACAGAAACTTTTGAAATATTTGTAGATAATATAAATTTATTTGGTTATGATGCACCATTTTTCCAAAATTATAATGCTTTTGTGGTTGATAATAACACTAATCCAGTTGCTGCTTCATTAACTGCTACTGTTTCCAATACTGGTACAATTTCAGCTATTAATATTGTTAGTGGTGGTGGTGGATATGTTGGATCAGCAGTTACACTTTCTATTGGTATTCCTACGGTTGGTATTGGTACTTATTTGGAAGTAGATGGAACTGTAGGAATTGGATCTACAGCTCTTGCATCAGCAACTATAACTAATGGTGAGATTACTAATACAACAGTAAATTATGCAGGTTCTGGATATACTTCAACAAATGTACCTCAGGTTTTATCTCCATTACCACAATTCAATCATGAATTAATTCGTGATCTTGATACTGTTACGGGATGGACTGGAATTATTACAGGTATTGGTACAACTGTAGGAGTAGGAACTGATTTAGGTATTGTATTCCATACAAGATCATCCAATTATAATAGTTTGAATGTGGGATATCCAATATGTGTTTTTGATACTAATGTTGGAACAGGATTAACTTCAATTTATGAATCTGGTAGTGGTGTTGTGGGGATTGGAACCTCATTTGCAAATAACATTTATAAAATTGCACAAATAAGCACTCCTGGTGGTGGTACATTAGGTGTTATTACTTGTAATATTGCATATGATACTACAGTTAGTGGACTTGCTGTTACAGGAACAGAATATAGTCCTGCTGGTAAATTCTCTTTAGGTAGATTAAGTGGAACTATTAGTAGATCATCTAACCCAGTATCAATTGGTGTTAGTGGCTTGACTATAAATTCTGGATTAACTACATTTCCAACTATTATTAGAAGAGATGAAGGTTATCGAAATAGTGGAGCTATTTCTCCTACATAATTCAAGTGAAATTTAATTTATATTAACTATTATAAATATCTAAAAAACTATTAATATGTCTGCTCAGGTAACAGATCAATTTAGAATATCGAACGCTGGTAATTTTGTAGACTCTGTACTAGATACTAATAATTCTTATTATGTTTTTCTAGGTCTTAGTAATCCTACAACTCCAAATCCAGGATTTGGTAGAACATCGGATTGGAATTCTAATAAACCATTAGAACCAGTTGATAATTTTCAATATGAATCTCAATATAGAAGTACTTCTCTTTTTGGAAAAAAGATTAATAGTACTAATATTAGACGAGTTATTAGAAAAGTTCAATGGATTGCCAATACTCCTTACGATATGTATCGTCAGGATTATAGCGTTTATAATTTAGCACCAATATCACAAACTGCAAGATTATATGATTCAAATTATTATGTAGTTACTAGTGATTTTAATGTTTATATTTGTATAGACAATGGTAGTTCTGGAGCTCCAGGATCTGCAACTGCTAAACCCAGTAATTCCAAAAATGAACCCACATTTACTGATTTGGAACCAACAGCAGCAGGTGATGATGGATATATTTGGAAATTTTTATTTTCAATTAGTCCTAGTGATATTATAAAATTTGATTCTACTGAATATATTGTTGTACCCAATAATTGGGAAACATCTACAAATTCACAAATTCAAAGTGTTAGAGAATCTGCAGATTCTGATATAAACTTTAATAAAATTAAAAAGGTTTATATTGAAGATGGTGGAAGTGGATATACTGCAAATTTAACAACTACGGTTGATATTCTTGGTGACGGTACGGGTGGTAAAGTGTCTGTTACTACAGAAAATGGTGTAATTACTAAAGCTGTTGTTACTGCAGGTGGAACAGGATATACTTATGGTATAGTAAACTTAAAAGCGTTTCAACCAGATAGTAAAACATCTGGATTTGCAAAGTTAATACCTATTATTCCACCATCTAGAGGTCATGGTTATGACATTTATAAAGAATTGGGTGCAGAAAGGGTATTGGTTTATGCAAGATTTGATGATTCTACAAAAGATTTTCCTACAGACACTAAATTTTGTCAAGTTGGTATTGTTAAAAATCCATCAACTTATACATCAAAAAATGTTATTTTTACAGGAAATCAATATAGTGCTTTAGGATCTCTTAAATTTGATCGTGATTCATTTAATACTAATGAATCCAATTCACTTACAGGTCTTGGTGTAGGATCTACTATAACTCAAACAACCACAAATGGTGATGTTGCTCAAGGTTACATAGCATCTTATGATAAGGAAACTGGAGTTTTAAAATATTTTCAAGATAGATCTTTATATTTTGGAAATGATGTTAATCAAACAGATTATATTGGTATTAATACTTTTTCTAAGGTAACGCCATTTGAGGATTCAGATAGATCTATTGTATTTAATGATGGTGTAACACAAGATAAAACTATACAAAATACATTTAATGGAATTACAACAACCATATCTCCTGGCAATAAGCAAGTAGATTTAGGTGTTGAATTTCAATCTGGTCTTGCAGATCCAGAGATAAATAAAACAACTGGAGATGTCATATATATTGACAATCGAAAGGAAGTCACTAGGGATAGTAGACAAAAAGAAGACATTAAGATCATCCTGGAATTTTAAAGTAACATGGCACAGAAAAAAGATTTAAATATAAGTCCTTATTATGATGATTTTGATTCTAATAAAAATTTTTATAAGGTCTTATTTAAACCAGGATTTCCAGTACAAGCTAGGGAATTAACTAATTTACAATCAATTCTTCAAAATCAAATAGAAGAATTTGGAACTCATATGTTTAAAGAGGGATCTATAGTTATTCCTGGTGCACCAACATATGATGGACAATTTGATTCTGTTATATTAGATGCAAATCAATTTGGTATTGATATATCAGTTTATATTGATAGTTTTAAGGGTAAGGTTGTAGAAGGACAAACATCTGGAGTAACAGGAACAATTGATTTTATTTCATTACCTGATGGTGGAGAAATTGAAAAGTTAACTGTATTTGTAAAATATCTTAATTCTGGTACAAATTCTAATAATTCTACCTTTATTGATGGTGAATCATTAATGTGTAATGAAAATGTAGTTTATGGAAATACTACAATTAATGCAGGAAATGCATTTGCCACATTAATATCATCTGGTGCAACTTCGATTGGATCTGCAGCATCTGTAGCTGAGGGTGTATATTTTATTAGGGGAACTTTTGTAAATGTAGATAAGCAAACTATAATTCTAGATCCTTATACAAATAACCCTTCTTATAGAATTGGATTACAGATTAATGAATCTATAGTTACTGCTAAGGAAGATAATTCTTTATATGATAATGCAAAGGGATTTACCAATTATGCTGCTCCTGGTGCTGATAGATTTAAAATTGGATTAGTTTTAACTAAAAAATTAATAAGTGATGTTAATGATACTGATTTTGTTGAAATACTAAGGGTAAGGGATGGTGAAATTAGAAAAATTACTTCCAAAACTAATTATAATATAATTAAAGATTGGATAGCAGAAAGAACATTTGAAGAATCTGGAAATTATTCATTGCAGCAATTTGATATTAATGTTCAAAATTCATTAAATGATAGATTGGGTAATAATGGTATATTTTTTGAAGGTCAACAAACTGAACAAGGAAATACACCTTCAGATGATTTGATGTGTGTAAAAATTTCTGGTGGTGAAGCATATGTTAGAGGGTACGATGTTACTACCGATTCTGTAACAATTCTTGATGTAGATAAACCAAGAGATACTCAAAACGTAAAATCAGCAAATATACCATTTTCAATGGGTAATATTTTAGTTATTAATAATTTACAAGGTCAACCACAATATAGAAATGTAGTAGAATTACATAAACAATTAGATACAGCATCTTTATCTTCGACTACTTTAATAGGTAAAGCTAGATTATATTCATGTACTCAGAAAGATGCAATATATGAGAATAATGCAAGTAAATGGAATTTACGTCTTTATGATATACAAACTTATACTGAGTTAACATTAAATAGGGCAGTAAGTAATACTCAAGTAGATACTTCATATCTTATAAAAGGTAAAATTAGTGGTGCTACTGGTTATGCAACTGCACAGGGTGGTAATAGCACAACAGTTTTTGTACGTGAAACTTCTGGATCATTTATTAGAGGAGAAGCTATTATTATTCAAGGAAATGCATCACTTCCTAGAACTATTACTAATGTTAAGCAATATTCTACTAAGGATATTTTATCAGTTCAGCAATTAGCTTCACAATCAAGTAATCATACTCAAACTTTTAGGGCAAATGCATTTTTAGAAACTGTATCTATTCCAAATATTGATGAAGTATTAATTTCTGGTGTTGATGCTACTGCATATGGTCAACCTTTTACTGGTATTAAAGTTGGTGATATTGTAAGATATAACACTTCAAATACAGATCCTGTATTTAATACTGTAACTGCTATTAGTGCTGATTCATTAAGGTTAACATTAGGTGCAATTAGTGGTGGTAATGTTTCTGGAATTTATCATTCAGCTGTTGTTACTGGTAGTTATAAATTAAGATTAGGTGTTCCTAGTCTTAATGATAATAATCTTGGATTATTTGAAATATTACCAGATCCAAATATAGAATCACTTGATTTTTCATCTTCCACACTTCCTGTTAGTGCTCAAATAACTGGTCAAGCAGTTTCTAGTGGTGGAGTTGATTTATCTGTTATTGATGTTACAGATGGTTCTAATTCTGGAATTGTAACAGCATTTTTTGAAGGTTATTCTGTACCCAGATATTCTGTTCATTATGGATCTACTAGTGGTGTAGGTACTGTTAGATCTAGTGATTTTTCATTAGATAATTCTGGAGGTTCAACAGCATCTATTAAAGGTTTAAAAACATCAGATTCAAATACTGTTGTTTCTATAACAGCTAAAAAGCAAGGTATTCAAAGTAAGGTAAAAAATTATATTAGAAGTCAAATACAAGAAATAACATTATCAAATCTTCCAGAATCTGGAAGTACTGTGGGAACTTCTTTAAATGATAAATTAACATATAATAACACTTGTTATGGTTTAAGAGTTCAAGATCAGGATATTTCTTTAAATGTACCTGATGTTGTAAAGGTACTGGCAGTATATGAATCTATTAATGGATTGCGACCATCTTTAGATACTATATCATTCTCTGCAACAGCTGCTGTTGGAAATAATGCTATTATTGGGGAAAATATAATAGGAAAAACTTCAAATGCTATTGCTAGAGTGGTTACAAATTCTGGTACAACTCCATCTACAGATAGTACAAATAAATTAGGTATTGTTTATTTAAACGATAAGAAATTTGTTAATTATGAACAAGTAACATTTCAAGAATCAAATATTGTAACTAGAATTGATGGTATTAATACATCTGATAATGAAGCAAAATATCAGAATATAACAAAATCATATAATTTGGATAAGGGTCAAAAAGATCAATATTATGATTATTCCAGACTAGTTAGAAGAGAAAATTCTAACATTCCTTCAAAGAGATTATTAATAATTTATGATAAGTATGATGTTCCAGCAAGTGATACTGGAGATGTATTTACTGCTCTTAGTTATAGTAAAGATAGATATTCCAAAGATATTCCACTAATTGGAATATCCAATGTAAGAGCAACAGATACATTGGACTTTAGACCAAGAGTTTCGAATTTTGTCGGTGCAACTGCATCACCATTTGACTTTGATTCAAGAGTATTTTCTACAGAACCTAAGTTTTTGGTATCAGCTAATGAAAGCACTTTACTTGGATATGATTTTTATCTTGGAAGAATTGATAAATTATATTTAAGTGAATATGGAATTTTAGAGGTTATAAAAGGAGAACCTGCTAGAAATCCTGCACCCCCACAAATTGTTAATAATTCTATGGAATTGGGTACTCTTACTTTACCTCCATATCTTTATAATCCCAATCATATAGGAATTACATTAACAGATAATAGAAGATATACTATGAGAGATATTGGTATTTTAGAGGATAGAATCCAAAATTTAGAAACTGTAACTACTTTATCTTTACTTGAAGTTGGGACTGAAGCATTAACAATACAAGATGCACAGGGTAATACTAGATTTAAGAGTGGTTTCTTTGTAGATGATTTTAAAGATGTTAATTTAATTGATAGTGAGTTTTCAAAAATTGAACTTGATTCTGAAAACAATCAAATTAAACCAACAATCGCTAGAAATAGTATACAAAGTCAGTTAATGCCAGCATCATCTACAATTGATTCTGATTTAGATTTTGGTACTAATTTTACATTATTAGATTCTAATGTACAAAAAACAGGAGATGTAGTTACTTTAAAATATGAAGAAACTGATTATTTAGATCAACCTTTGGCTACTAGGGTTGAAAATATCAATCCTTTCCATGTTATTGCATATGCTGGAACTATTAGATTGACTCCAAGACAAGATAGTTGGGTAAGAACTATTAGAGTAGAACCAACAACAACTACTGTAACAAGAAGAGTTATAGATACTCAGGATTGGTCCCAAACTGGAAGATGGAGAACTACTGGACCTTGGGTTGGATGGTCACAGGATAGAAGGGACAACTTATGGGCAGCTCAAGAAAGAGGAGAACTTGGACCTAATAGTACTGGAACAACTGAAACAACTCAAGAGTCTATTGTTACTAGAGATGTAGTTCTTAGTTCTGGTGATGAGCAATGGATGAGATCTAGAAATACTAAATTTGTTACAGATGGAGTTAGACCTTTTACTAGACATTATCAATTCCTCGATGGGAATTCTGATGTTAGTTTTATACCAAAATTACTTGAAATAACACCAGATATAAGTGATTCTGGATTTGGGTTATATGGATCTGTTGGAACATTTAAAGTTGGTGAAACTGTAAAGGGATATGATGATGAGGGTAAATTACTCATTTCATTTAGAGTTGCACAGGCAAATCATAAATCTGGAGCATTTAATAATCCTGATAAGGTATATACTTTCAACCCCTATCTTAGAACGGAAACTTTAAGTTCAGAATATACCACATCATCTAAAATTTTAAATGTTGATACAAGATCATTAGCTTCAGAAAATCAAGGTTTATATAGTGGTTATCTTGAATTAGGAACAAGATTGGTTGGTCAAGAAAGTGGAGCACTCGCATACGTTAAAGATTTAAAATTAGTATCTGATGTGTATGGTAATATCTCAGGATCTTTCTTCTTAAAAGATCCATTTGCAGATCCAGCACCTACTGTTAGAATTTCTACAGGAGCAAAAACTTATGCACTCAATAGTAGTAGTAGTAATGAAAAAATACTTCCTGGAAGTAAATTAGGATCATCAGCTCAAGTAACATATAGATCTACTGGTAATTTTGTAGTTAGGCAAATGCAGACTCAGATTAATATGTTGGAAACAACTACTATTGTAACAATGCCTGTTGAGAGAGAAGATCCTTTAGCACAATCATTTACTGTTGCAGGTAATATACAAGCACCAGGAATGAGAGGTGTTCAAGACGATGAGCATGGAGTATTTTTAACTTCTGTAGATATATATTTTGCAAGAAAAGATACTGGTAATCAACCTGTTAGTGTTCAAATTAGAACAATGGAATTGGGTACTCCAACATTAAATGTTCTTGGATCTACAGTAACTTTATTACCTGAAGATATTACTATTTCTGAAAATGCAAATATTGCTACTAATGTTAAATTTCCAGAACCAATATTTTTACCACCAGGTCGTGAATATGCTGTAGTTCTTTTAGCACCTACAAGTGATCAATATGAAGTTTGGATAGCAAGAATGGGAGAAAAAACTGTCAATACACAGGCTCTTCCTGATGCATCATCTGTAGTTTATACTCAACAATGGGCAGTTGGTAGTCTATTTAAATCACAAAATGGATCTATATGGTCTCCAAGCCAATTGGAAGATATGAAATTTAAATTATATAAAGCAAAGTTTACATCTACAAGTGGAAGTGTTTTCTTTACCACACCAACATTAGATAGAAGTAATAATTATGAAACTAATTTAGGAAGTAATCCTATTATAACTTTACCAAAAAGTGGTAAAATTGGTATAACAACAATAGGTACAAGTGGTGATAGTAGTGCTAGTAGTGGAATTGGTACTCTTGTTACTGGAAGAACTATAGTTGGGGATGGTAATGATGGAACAAGTGCCGTAATTGTTGGTACAGGATCTTCTGCATATACTCTAACCAAAACATCTTCTGGTTCTGGATATAAAACTGGTCAAACCGAAGTTCAAACATTTGCAATTACAGGGCAAGGTGAGGGATTGTTACTTGATTTTAGTATCACTGGTACTAATCATGAAATCAATACCGTTAGTCTTGCTACAGGAACTGATGGAGGTCGTGGATATCAAATTGGTGATGTAGTTGGTATTGTAACTTCATCTGCAGGAGGACAAGGTATAGGAGCAGAAATAACTATTTCTAGTATTAATACTAGTGTTAATACATTATTCCTTTCAAATATTCAAGGTACTCCAACATCGTTTAAAAATACTGAAGGTATCAGATATAGAAAAACAAATGGTACTATTGAAAGTTTTGTAACTGCACCTACACCAGTATTCTCATCAGATTTGCAAGGTGGTGAAATTCCCAATGATGGTAGACATTTTATTGTTAGACAGTTTGATCATGGAATGCATTCTGCAAATAATAAAGTAAAAATTACTGATGTTCAATCTAATATCGAATCTTCTTTATTATCTGGTGATGTAACTCAAGAAGAAGTTACTAGTATAAGTGTTGCATCTACTGCACAATTTGATACCTTTGAGGGTATTCCTGTTGGAGTAGGAAGTACTGGTTATTTAAAAATTGAAGATGAAGTTATTGGATATCTTTCTATGACACCTAATGGATCTGGTGGTGGAACATTAGATACTCTTACCAGAGGTGTTGATGGAACGAGAGTTATACCTCATATTAATGGAAGTAATGTTTTAACTGTTAATAAATATGAACTTAATGGAGTATCCTTAAGAAGGATAAACACAGAACATCAACTTTCCAATTTTAATATAGGTCTTGATTCATATTATATTGCAATTGATGATACCAAACAAGGAAAGGATAGGTCAGTTGATGTTAATAATATTTCATCATTATCATTCAATCAAGTTGGATTTGGTGGTGGAGAATTAGCACATGCTTCAAGAAATATACAGTTTGATGCTTTAATTCCAAATTATAATATTACTACACCATCAACAGTAACTAAGTCTACAGCTAGTATAAGAACTGTTAGTGGAACTAGTATTGGTGGAAATGAAGTTTCCTTTGAAGATCAGGGTTATCAATCTGTGCAGATAAACACATTAAATGAATTATCTACTCCTAGACTTATTTGTTCTAAAGTTAATGAAGATACTTATTTAACTCAACTTGAAAGAAGTAAAGGATTTGTTACTGCTTTAAGATTTACTACCACAAATGAAAATGTATCACCAGTAGTTAATACTGAGGCTTCATTTACTGAATTTAGATCTAATAGATTAAATAAACCAGTTGATAATTATTCAAATTCTTCAGAAACAAAATCTTGGTGGGATGATCCACATTCTGCAATATATGTTTCTAATACAGTAACTTTAGATAAACCTGCAGATGGGTTAAAGGTTATAGTTTCTGCATATAGAGATGAGTCTGCAGATTTCAGAGTTCTTTATTCTTTAATAAGACCAGATTCTAGTGGAATTAGTCAAAACTATGAATTTTTCCCAGGATATGATAATATGAAAGATACATCTGGGGATGGTTTTGGTAATTTTGTTATAGATCCTGCTAAAAATAATGGATTACCTGATGCGGAAGTATCTGCAAGTAAGGAAAATGAATTTAAAGACTATCAATTTACTGTTGATGGATTGGATAATTTTACAGGTTATACTATTAAAATAGTAATGTCTGGATCAAATCAAGCAAAACCAGTAAAAATAAAAGATTTAAGATCAATAGCTACTAAATGATACAAGTTAAAGGATGTCCTAATTTATTTCGAGATGAAAAAACTGGTGCAATTATAAACACCAGTAATATAGATTATGATAATAGATTAAATAGTATTAAAAAGTCTCACGTCCAAAAAAATGAATTGGATAAAATGAGATCTGATATTAATGAATTGAAAGATTTGATGAAAGCATTATTAGAAAAGACCACTAGTTAAAACAAACCTAAATAAGAATATAGAGATTCTGTGAGAATGAATACATGGCTGCCATATATGTCAGTAATCTGGTAATCAATACGGGAAGTACATTTTCTCAAACTTTTACTTTGGAATCCAGTATGGATGATTCCGCATTCAATTTAACTGGATATACCCCTAGTGCCCAAATGAGAAAATGGGCTGGAAGTGCAACAGCAACAGATTTTACCTGTGAGGTACCATCCCCTTCTAGTCAAGGAAAAATTTTAATTAGTTTAACAGCTACTCAAACTGCTGCGTTAGATCCTGGTAGACATGTTTATGATATCAGAGTTAGTACTGCTGGTGGTAATATTGAAACTGTTGTTGAAGGATCGGTTCTTGTAAGAGAAGGAGTAACTAGGAGCTGATAATGCCAGATATTAAAGTCAGAGTTGGTCAACAAAGTGCAGTAAAGGTAGTTGCAAGTGCCTTTGGTGGATCACTGACTGCCGAAAATGCACAAAATGCGGTAAATGTTATTGGTGGTATAGCATCAGTAACTCAAATATACAACTCAGGTATTACCACTTTAGGTGGTAATTTGTTTGTTGCTGGAATATCCACTCTTGCAGCTAATGGTGGGATTACAACTACTGGCGGTGATTTTTATGTTGGTGGTGATTTATATGTAAAAGATGATATAACATTTGATGAACTTAATGCAAGGAATGCTAATTTTACAGGAATTACTACTGCTTCGACATTAATAGTTAATGGACAAACATCTTCTCAATATCTTAATGTTACAGGTGTATCTACATTTTCTGATAATATTGGTGTAGGTACTGCAGATCCAACTGCTCCTGTTCAATCATCCAATACATCTATTTTAGCAGTTGGTATTCTTACTGCTTATAAACTCTATAGTGGAGGTGGTGGTGTAATAATTGGTGATGATATTACCACAAGGAATTTTGAAGCTACTGGAATTTCAACCTTTAAAGGTTTAGTAGGTATTGCAAAAACTACACAATCTACTAGTACAAGTACTGGTGCTCTTGTAGTTACGGGTGGTGTTGGAATTGGATCTAATTTATATGTTGGTGGAAATATAAATGGAACTGGAAGTGCAGATTTTGCAACATTAAATATAACGGGAGTTAGTACATCACTAAGAGTTGAGACTCAGAATTTAAATGTTTCTGGTATTGCAACTCTTGGAGGTAGTTTAACTGAAATTACTGGTAGAGTAGTTGGAGTTGGTGTAAGTAATATACTTCCATTTCTATATTCTAGTTTTTCTGATCTACCATCTGCTAGTACATACCATGGTGCATTTGCACATGTTCATGAACGTGGAAAGGCATTTTTTGCACATTCTAATAATTGGTGGGAATTAGTTAATGTACAATTAGATGGAACTGTTGGAACAAGTACTGAAAGGTATAATATTGGACCCACAAATATATCATCATTGAATGTTTCTGGTATTTCTACATTTGGAAGCGATGTTTCGATTGGAGGAACATTAACTTATGAAGATGTAACTAATGTTGATTCTATAGGACTCATAACTGCTAGAACTGGAGTACGAATAACTACTGGTGGTTTGGTCATATCTGCAGGTGATGCAAATATACAAAGTCAATTAAATGTCACTGGAATATCTACTCTTTCATCTAGTGGTGGAATTACAACTACTGGTGGTGATCTTTATGTGGGAGGTGATCTATATATTTCTGATGATATAACATTTGATGAATTTAATGCTACAAATGGAAACATTACAGGAATTATGACGGCTGGTACTATGAATGTTACTGGTACATTAACTGCTGGACTTATCGATGGAGGCTCATTCTAATGGCAAAACCAAGTACTAAACAAGGATTAATAGATTATTGTAAAAGACAATTAGGTGCTCCTGTATTGGAAATAAACGTTGCTGATGATCAAATAGATGATTTAGTTGATGATGCCATTCAAGTGTTTAATGAGAGGCATTATGATGGTGTTGAAAGGATGTATTTGAAATACAAACTAACTCAAGATGATATTGATAGAGGAAAAGCTAATGGAACTACTGGTGTTGGTATAGTAACAACTACAGCAAATTCAACTAATGTTAGTGGATTAGGTACAATTACATCGAATTGGTATGAGACTTCTAATTTCTTACAAGTTCCAGAATCTGTAGTGGGTGTTGAAAAAATATTTAAATTTGATGCAAGTACAATTTCTGGTGGAATGTTTAGTATCAAATATCAATTATTCCTAAATGATTTGTATCAATTCAATTCAATAGAATTGCTTCAGTATGCTATGGTAAAAACATATCTTGAAGATATTGATTTCTTATTAACTACTGATAAACAAGTTAGATTTAATCAAAGACAAGATAGATTATATTTGGATCTTGATTGGGGAGCACAAAGTCTTGGAACTTGGATGGTTCTTGATTGTTATAGGGCATTAGATCCTGCATCATTCAATCAAGTTTATAATGATATTTTTGTTAAAAGATATTTGACTGCATTAATCAAAAGGCAATGGGGTCAAAATTTAATTAAGTTTAAGGGTGTTAAACTTCCTGGTGGAATTGAACTTAATGGTAGAGAAATTTATGAGGATGGTCAGCGTGAAATAGATTATCTTCGTGAAAGAATGATGATTGAATATGAAGTTCCTCCTTTAGATATGATCGGATAATAATTATGGCATTAAATCCTTTTTTCTTACAAGGTTCACCAAATGAGCAAAGGTTGGTTCAAGATTTGCTTAATGAACAATTAACAATTTATGGTGTAGAGGTAACTTATATACCTAGAAAAATTATCAATAAAGATAATATTTTTAGAGAAATTGAATCTTCAAAATTTGATGATAATTTTTCTATAGAAGCATATGTCAATACATATGAGGGATATGATGGTGCTGGAGATATAATGACTAAATTTGGTGTTAGTTTAAAGGATGAATTAACATTAACAATATCAAAAGAAAGATTTGAAGATTTTATTGCTTCTTATATGATATCAATGCCAGATGGTCAGATTGAAGTTGCTACTCGACCACAAGAAGGTGATTTAGTATATTTTCCTCTGGGTCAAAGATTATTTGAAATAAAATTTGTAGAACATGAAAAACCTTTTTATCAATTAGGTAAAAATTATGTTTATCAATTACAATGTGAATTATTTGAATATGAGGATGAAATTCTTGATACTAGTATTGCTGAGATAGATGAAACGTTAGAAGATCAAGGATTTATTACAAATTTAATTCTATATTCATCAGGAATTAGAGCAACTGCAGGAGTAACTACAACATCTTCATCAGGTTATATAAGAAATATATATCTTAATGAAGATGGATATGGATATACAGTTCCACCAAAAGTTGCAATTACAACTGCTCCGGCTGGAGGAGTTGATGCTACAGCAGTTGCAATAACTACTTCAGTTAATAATGTATATTCAGTTAAAGAGTTATTGATTATTAATCCTGGTGCTGGTTATACTGTAGTTCCAACCATCAATATAGTAAGTTCAGCAACAACTGCTGTTAATGGAACCACAACTTATCATGGTGTTGGAGCTGCAGCAACGGCAACATTAGTAGTTAGTGGTGGAGCTGGTATTAGTACTGTAGGATTTACTACTGTTGGTGCTGGATATAGTGGTGCTCCTACTGTTATGTTTGATAATCCACAATCACCTAATACATCAGGTGGGGGATTAGTTGCTAGTGGTAGAGCATTTATCAATTCTACTGGAATTGTTACTGGAGTATATTTTACCGATACTGGTTTTGGATACGACTCAAGTGCAGATATTATCTTTAGTGAACCAACTGCTATTACAGGTACTGGTACATATGAATTTAATGAGGTTGTTACTGGAGCTGCTTCTAGTACAACAGGAAGAGTTAAGAATTGGGATAAGGATACTAGGATACTTCAAGTTGGTAATGCTGATGGAGTATTTTATAGAGGAGAAAAAATTGTTGGATCTGAGTCAGGTGCAATATATACTATTGGATCTGTACCAGAAGGTGAGAATTTAGATAAATATGAACAGAACACCTTTATAGAGACTGAAGCAGACTCTATAATAGACTTTAGTGAATCAAATCCATTCGGACAAGTATAATGTTTGGAACATACTTTTATCACGAAATTATTAGAAAAACTATTGTATCGTTTGGTACAATATTTAATGGTATATCTATTCAACATAAAAATTCTTCTGGGGAAGAATTTAGTGAAATTAGAGTCCCATTATCTTATGGCCCTGCCCAGAAATTTCTTGCTAGGTTGGAACAACAACCAGATTTAAATAAACCAATTCAAATAACACTCCCTAGAATGTCATTTGAAATGAATAACGTTTCTTATGATGCCTCAAGAAAAGCTGGTGTTACTCAGACATTTAAAACATCTGATGGGACTAATATGAAAAAGGTGTTTATGCCTGTTCCATATAATATTGGGTTTGAGTTAAATATTTTCACAAAATTAAATGATGATGCATTACAGATTGTAGAGCAAATATTACCATATTTTCAACCTTCATTTAACCTTACTGTAGATTTAGTAAGTTCAATTGGAGAAAAAAGAGATATTCCTGTTGTGTTAGATAATATATCTTTTCAAGATGATTATGAAGGAGACTTTGCCACAAGAAGGGCTTTAATATATACTTTAAATTTTACCGCAAAAACTTACCTATTCGGTCCTATTGCTAAGTCTACCGACGGTCTTATCAAAAAAGTTCAAACAGATTTATATACTGATACTAATACACAAACTGCCAAACGTGAAATGAGGTATACTGCTACTCCTGATCCAATTAATGCTGAACCTGGAGATGATTTTGGATTTACTGAATCGTGGCAAGATTTTAGTGATGATAAAAATTGGAGCCCAACTAGAAAAGAGGATATTTAAATTATGTCTAGTTATGATCCTATTGACGAAGCACTTAATACTAGCAGTATTGAAGTATCGGATACTCCTGAGAATGGGTGTGTAAAAAGGAAAGATAAATTAAGAGATGTTAGTAAAGAAGTTCAACAAGATTATGATTATACTCGTTCTAATTTATATTCATTAATTGAAAAGGGGCAAGAGTCCCTTAATGGTATTATGGAACTTGCGGGTGAAAGTGCAAGTCCAAGAGCATATGAAGTTGCAGGACAGATTATTAAGTCTGTTGCTGATACAACTGATAAATTAATGGAACTTCAAAAGAAAGTTAAGGATATTGATGAAGATAATCATAAAACAACTAATAATGTTACTAATAATGCAGTATTTGTTGGATCCACATCAGAGTTATCAAAAATGTTAAAACAAGGTTTCACAAAGAATAAAGGATAATCATGCCTGTTGATAATGATGTGTATTTGGGTAATCCCAACCTTAAAAAGGCAAATACACAAATTGAATATACTGAAGAACAGATTATAGAATTTCTTAAATGTAAGGAAGACCCTGTTTATTTTGCAAA